ATGTGTATGTAGTGCATCGGCATTACTTCCATCGGTCAATGTATTTAATTCAGCTCCTGTAGCTGTTGTATCACTATGACTAGCTACGGTATGGGCTGAAGGAGGTCGGGAGGCACTTGAATCATCAAGTGTGGCATCCGATACCTTGGCATTTAGTTGAGCTAATGTAGCTGCATTGTGATCTGCTCCTGCAAGATCATGGACCTGACTATGACTGGCTGCAGAATTAGCAGCGACTGTTGTATTGTTACTAACCTCTGTGTCAAAATCCGATATAGTACTTGCTGTCTGAGTACCTGTATGATTTGCTCTATTTTTTAAATTAGCATCTGTATCGTTTAATGTGGCTCCTGTATCTATTCCTGCTAATTTTAATGCTTCTGCTGAAGTTATAGATCTAGATCCGTCTAAATTCTGTCTAGTTCCTGTAGAATATTTTCCTCCTACGGCTATCCATCTAGTATTTCCTCCATCCAATGTATTTAATATATATGGAGAATTTTCTGCTTCTGCATTTGAATCATCATATCTATAAAAAGTTACCGAGTCATTTCCTGCAGGTGTTTGTACAATATATATAAACCTACCGTATGTAACTAAATTAGCAGCATTTAATTCTGTAGAAGGATCATCAATATCACTTACAGAGATATTCTGTAAAGAGCCGGGTGGACCTTCAGCTCCTCCTAGAGTAGATACGGCAACCCATTCTAATTCTCCGATAGCATTTTTAATTACACCTTGATTAGAATTAGCTTCGCTAAACCCTTTTGGGACATGTAGTTCATTTTCATCTGTTAAACTATTATGCTTTCTAGCCATTATTTATACCTCTATAAATTCACCATCTCTGGTAAGTATAGGCTCACTATCGAGTGTAGTTACAAAATCTATTGTTGATACATCAAATCCAATTGATTCCCAGAAAGAAAGGGTTAACATTGCATTTAGGTATGCTGTTTTGGCATCTCCCTCTATAGGAACTGTATCTACTACTCTATATGAGTCTTTATTATTTATATCTTTTTCAATTACGTTCTGATCAGATTCTACTGCACTAACAATTTCAATCTCTGATTCAGTTCCTCCAAAAGTGTATACATTATATCTAATTCTATCGTATAGGGATATATCTAATATTTTACTATTTGTTCCATCTATACTGCCTATATTCTCCCATGTAGGAGATCCATTTGTTTTAGCTTGAATATATACCAATGTGCTTAAATCTAAGCCTCTTGATTCAATTTTAATAAGTTTTTCTTCAGCAACATCATTGTCCTCCACACCTAAAAAGCCCGGTGCTGTTATATCAAACTGTTTTCTGTACTTATCTTTTAATTTTCTTGACATATAATATAGAGCAGTTTTAGTACATACTCAGGTACAGGGAGTGGAGGCTACTCCCACATTAAAATTACATTCCTACGTTATGTAGATATCCTTGAAAGTGTGGGTTAACGAACAATTGTCCATATCCACCATATCGTGCCTCATATGAGTCAGTACTCTCTCTTAAAAAGACAGAACCATCATCGGAAAACCACTCAAATCCACCCGGACGTAGGCACATTTCAATGTGATCTTCGTTCAGAGCGTAAACCTTATCTTCATCCATAAATCGTGAAAGAACTACAGGAATCTTACCCTCTGGTCCTATATACTCGATAGCAGAGAAAGATACTTGTCCTTTAAACTTCTTATCTCTAGCAGGAAGATTATATACCTTTGAATCTTCTAAAAGATTAAGGAATTTAATATACTGGTGATGTCCCATAAGGATTAACTTAGGAGCTACTCCCGATTGTCTCTTAACATTGATAATTAAATCGTTAAGAAGATCTGTTGAGATTGCAGCAGCCGAAGCATCTTTTTGATAGGATTGCCATCTACGTCCTACAGGTACACTATAAAGAGAACCAGTAGTAGCAGATAAAATACCCTCAAGACCAAAGATTTCATTATCTTTAGACTTTTGCATATAAAGCTTATCAGAAGCTCCGAAAGCAGCAGGAGTACCAACATCATTGATAGCATCTAATCTAGTAGAAGCACCAACAAGAGAGATAGTTCCAGTGGCATACCCACTTGCAACAGTAACACTCATATCTACAACTTCTAGCTCAGAAGTTTCAGTATTACAGTTAAGGATATCTCCAATTTCAATTGACTCGAAGTGTCCCGGAAAATAAGTAGAAGCTACTGAAAAAGAAATAACAGTAGGATCACCTACTGACCCTACCCCAGAACAGCTACTGTTTGCAACGTCACCTGTGATTAAAGCTCCATTACCATCTACAGCACCTCTAGTTAATTGTCTTTCTACGTTTCTATTAAAAGCGTTTGTAGAAGCCTTAACAGGGAAAGCTGTCATTCTTACAAATGATCCTTCTGATGTTTTTGCAGCAGCTTTAGTCTCTCTATCAATTTTAGCAACAGCATAAAGCTTCTTAGAAGTAATTATAGCTTTCGCTGTCTTACTTTCATTTGCAGTAGGAAGTGATCCTGCAGATACACCGCCACCAATAGATTGAATAATAGGTCTTTCAATTTGACTACCTACAAAGTCTTTTTTAATTTTCATTCTACCAAAAACTACATTGTTTTGGGCAAATTGTTTTTCGATTAGTTTACCATACTTAACCTTCATTAGGTTAGCTTCATTGGAACCATCGTATGTCCATGCGCTCATTTTTTAATCTCCTTAAAGAAAATCCTCCCAATCCTGAACCTCATCTCCGTATTCGTCTTTGATAGGTTCAATGGTGACTTTCTTTTTTTGTTTAGTTGTTTGTTGTTTTTGTAATTTATTAGTTAGACCTTGTCTAACCTCTTCTTTTTTAGGTTCTTCTACCTTATCTTCATATAAACTCTGTAAATGACCTACCAGATCCTGATGAGTAAAATCACCATTTTCGTAAATCAATGTTTCAAAAGCTGCCATGAAGACCTTATTATCAAGTAACGATGCATCTACGGCTTCAACTGCTATCTCCGCTTTTTCGTTGACCATAAAATCACGAATAAGTTCCGGGGAATAGTCTGCTTGACTCTCTAGATGGGTTTTGACATAAGCTGATGCTTGATCCCATTCTTCATTAGTAAACCCATGAGCTTCCCTCAGAGAGGATTCTTTAAGGGACAGTTCCTGATTGGATTGCTGTATTAAATCATTCTGTTCTTTGGACTCTAATCTACTTCTGTAGTATTCTGCTTCTTTATTTTTATACTCTAAATCAATTTTATCTGGGTCCATCTCTTGATACCTTTGAATAACTGGCATAAGAGATGTAATTATTTGTTGCTCAAACACATGAGGAGCTACTCCTCCAAACTCTGCAAAATAGGACATTGCTCCTAGAGCATCCCCTTCTCTCATCATATTTGCAAAATGATTTATATAATTATTAACATCGGATAACTCAGCTTCATGTTCTTTTCTTTCTACATTAAGCTCATTAAACTTCTTATCGTAGGCTACTTTTCCTGAGTAATTATTTTTTAAATCATCAAGGGACACCTCTACTTCTTCCCCGTCTACTTTTACATTAAACGAAGCTATTTCTTCTGTAGGTGCTTCTTCTTCACTTTGAGGTGGAACAATCTCACTTCCTTCTTCACTTGGTAATTCTTCACTAGATTCGCTATTTGCTTCAAGGGTCGTATCAATATCTTCAAAAGATTGATCCTCAGGCTTAGGCTCTGGCACCTCCCCTTCAATATTCCCTTCTTCAACAACCTCTGTAGAAACTTCATCATTACTATCTCCAATATCTGACGCCTCTACATCATCCCATGAGTCTAACTCTGTCACTTCTTGTACTTCTTGTATTTCATTTTCCATAATAAATTTGCCTCTCTTTATAAGTTATTTCTGTCCCTGCTGTATAGCAGCTTGTATTTCATTTGATTCTTGTCCGGGTATCTGTCCTGATACTGCCTCTCCTCTATTTGCCTGTCCCTGTACCATAGCCTCTTGGTGTTCTGACGATTTTGGAGCAGGTTTTGCGTGATGGAAGATAGGAAATGTTTTTAACCTTGCTAGGTGAGCCTCAAACTGAGGAGATGTTTCCATCTTTAAAAGCATAGCCTCTTCAGTAGTTTTTAAATGAAGCTTAAAAGCTGTTCTAATCTCTGGTGTAGCCTCTTCTTTAAAAGATCTACTTTGCATATGTCTAACATGTGCTTCCCAATGTACAATATGATCTTCCCATTCTTCAGGCAGACCTACTGGTTCTCCTGCTAGTAAATCCTCATTTTCTGAATCTGCAGACCTAACAGCCTCCGATACTAAAGATTGCATCTTCTCCTCATTGCCAAATTCTAACAACTCTTCCCATCTCTCAGGCGAGAGCATTTGCGGATTCCTTTGCAATGCGTCGAGCACCCTTTGGTAACGGGCACTCTTTGTTTCTGGAAGACCTGTCGAGAGGTCGATCCTAATATCATAATTTTTATTAAGATTAGCGGAATCGAAATGCCTAATGAGAAATTTATTATTTTCACCAACAATCCTGACCATTCTTCCATCATTAATATCATATTTATCTCCTGTGACTGATAAAGACATTTTAGCTAATTCTTTAACCATAAAACCATGTTTAGCAATATCAGTAGTAGCTCTTTCATTTTCTAATTCATTAAGAAACTGTAAGGCACTTGCTGCAGTAATCCCTTTTGGAACCTCACCTCTAGATATTCCATGAGATCCGTAGATAGTCTGCATTTTCTGTTTCATTCCATCTACCCACCCATAAACTTCAGGGGCATTAGAGGCATGTTGTACCAATTGAGGAGCTGCCATGCCTTGATACTGCACAATAGTATTATCATTGCCTAACTGTTCAATCTTACAAGCACCTCTAGGCATCATCCATTTAGCATGTGCTGTTAGGTATATATTTTTCGCTATAAGTGTCTCACCATTATTAATCATATCTTGAATCGGTACAACCATTTCATATTTAGATATACCATTTAGAATATCAGGGATATCCATATCAGTTAATCTAATACAAGGTAGTTGTTTGTGTGTAAATTTATGTGGACCTCTCTCTAAGATACAGTCTTTAGTAAATTTAATAAAAGCCCCATCATCTAAATGAGATGTTCCTATATGAACAAACTCAAATGTAATTGTATGTTCTTCTAACAATCTTTCTGTTAATTGATCTATGTCAAATGCTCTTAGATCATCTGACTTCTTAATCTTTTCTTTTTTATCAGGATATTTTTTCTGTAGAGAAGCTGTTTCTTCTACCTTAATTCTAAAAAGATATTCCACATCTTCATATTTAACCTTTCTTTGGAGCAATACTCTCCAAGGGACTTCTAAATCGTACTTTATATCGCCTGTCTTAACTGGCTTGTCTAGATCAAATGACTCTCCTTCTATTTCTAATTCTGTAATACCAAAATCTCTGGCTTTTACATACATAGGGTGTAAGTCTCCTTTTGAAGTATCCCAATCTACAAATATAAAGGATTCTCCAAATATTCGTGCCTGTCTATGCTGCTTTTGCATAATGTAATCAATATTATTTAAATTCCATAAATGCTTGATTAATAACTGACATACTTTGGCAGCAGATCTATCTTGCCATTCTTGATTAGTGGGTAATATTTCTACTGCAGGTTTTAATCTATTCATCTGAGAGACTTTAGTTTCCGTTAGATCAAATAGATGATTAACTACGAGTCTTTGAATCTTTTGAAGTCTCTTTCCAGTATAGTCTCTATTTCTATCTGCTCTACGGAGAGATACGCCTCTATAGTGAAACATATTCTCTCTTTGTTTTCTGGATCTCTGTGTTGATTGTTTTATTAGTGTATCAGATACATCATTTAACCACTGAAGAACTTCTTCATCTTCTTTATCAGCTACTTCATGAAACGGGCGAATCTCTTCAGATGATTCGAGTTCCATATCTTCGAATAAATCGTGATAGTCATTAGACATTTATACTCCTAGAACGTATAAATCTTTTTGTCTTCGACAGAGGGGGCAAATTCCGGCATTAAATCCTCTCTGTCTTCTGTAAAAAGCTTTTCTTGTTGCGCAATACTTTCGGGAGAAGTAGCCCACTGTTCCACATTCTTGTCATTAGCTTTAGCAACTTCTTCATCTATAGGGACATATTGGAATGTGTGGGTACTCTTCTCAAGGGCTTGTGCTTTACTCCAAGCCAATACCGAGCATATTACAGAGATAGTAGAGCTTGTCAAGCAAAAACTTAATAAAAATCCCATAAATATTCCATTTTCTAATAATTCCATATACTTACTCCTCCCCGAACCATAAACCTTCGGTCCAATCATTTTCGTTTACTTCTACTCCATCTTCTATACGTCTAAAACGACCCCTCTCATCATCATTATCTTGTTTCCTACGTTCTAGAACCTCTACCATATTGTAATTACTCAGACCAAGTAGGTAGCGCAGACAATCTATTAAATGATCATGTCTTTTAGGTATGTTACCTCTATCATCTTTTGCATATTTTTGC